GAGGGGACCATGACAATTACTCTTTCGTTGGAGGGCTTTAGCGCGATTAGCCTTGAAAACCTAAATAATATGCTGGCCAGCAAAGAGACATTGATAAAGAAGGCAATGTTGATTGAGGGGGAACTTGCAGTCTTAGCTGAAAATGATGAGATTTCCTTCCCTTTCTGGAACGCGACTTTAAATGCTGATGAAGTGCAGACTTATATAACGCTGGCAAAGTAGATGGCAGAACAGGCAAAATTACAGAAGCGAGTACTACGCAAAGAAAAACCAACAGATAATGAAAAATATGCTTTTCGCTGTTTCCTGCTTAGGTTGGGGTTTATAGGTGATAACTTCAAAACTGAACGCAAGGTGCTGCTTTCAAGGCTGTCCGGCAACGGGGCGTATCGGAAAGGCAGAGCAAAGGCGGTGGACGAAAATGAATAATTTTCATAGCACCGCCTTCTTTGTCAAGCATCCGTTTAGGATAGAGGATTTAAAAGTGCCGCATCGGTATGAGACGAGGAAACGATTTGTAGTTGTAAAAACTATCGAGCTATCAAAGGTTGATTATGATAACTTCATTGCCGACCTATGCGTTGATCGCATTTTCATTGAGGAAAATAAAGGGCTTTGTCACGTTAATGAGGATGGAGTGTGGCATTGCCTGCTGGTTAAGCAGCGGGGACGGTCTGATGGAGTGTTGGTAATGCCGGATGGTAGAGATTATCCAAAGTATGCCGCATATTATCCTGGAGAGGAGGACGAACTATGAGTGCAAGAGGCTTCCCTTCAAAAGAAACAGTCCTTCGCCTTAAAGAGCAGTATCCGCCGGGAACACGCGTTGAGCTTATCTGCATGGATGATCCGTATTCTAAGCTGAAACCGGGAGACCAAGGAACAGTATCTTTCGTGGATGATATCGGAACCGTTCATATCAACTGGGACTGCGGTTCTTCTTTGGGTGTAGCCTATGGTATAGATGTGATCAGAAAGCTGTAAATGTACACAATTCAAGATGTGTAAAATTGTTCAAAATCCAGTGGAAACTCACGCAGAATTGCCTTGCTATCCTGTGTTTTCAATGGCCTAATGTACACTGCCAAAGGGCAAAAAACACAGAGAAAGCGAGGAGAAAGCGCAATGCTTACAACGAGATTTGGAATCGAGGTAGAATTGACGGGGATTACAAGAAAACAGGCGGCAAAAACTGCAGCAGCTTTTCTTGGAGGGAGGATTGAATCCAGCGGAGATTATTACGATACCCAAAAGGTTATTGCACCGGATGGACGGATATGGAAATTCATGAGCGACGGGAGCATTCGGACTCAGAAAAAGGAAAACGGCCGGATTGCGGCGGCTGGCCGGGAATATAGCGTCGAGTTGGTAAGTCCGATACTGACATACCGCGAAGACATTGAAACCCTGCAGGAATTGGTAAGAAGGCTTCGCAAGGCTGGAGGTTTTGCAAACACAAGCTGTGGAATTCATATCCATATAGACGGGGCAGACCACACACCGCGAAGCATCCGCAATTTTATCAATATAATTGCCAGCAAGAATGACCTTTTTTACAAAGCTTTGCAAATAGCACCTGAACGGATGAGTTACTGCAAAAAGATGGATAGCCTTCTGGTCGAGAAATTAAACCGACGCAAACCGAAGACAATGGAAGCCATCGAGAGCCTTTGGTACGAGGGCTACAGCGAAAGCACCAGCCGCCACTACCATTCAAGCCGATACCACTTTCTTAATCTGCACAGCTTTTTCACAGGCAATCACACGGTCGAGCTTCGGGGCTTCAACAGCGAGCTACACGCAGGTAAGATAAGAAGCTACATTGTTCTCGCCCTCGCTCTCAACCACCAGGCGCTGACACAGAAATGCGCATCGGCGAAGAAGCCACAGATTGAAAATGAAAAGTTCGCAATGCGAACCTACCTCAACCGTATCGGTTTCATCGGCGAGGAATTCGCAAACTGCCGAGAGCACTTGACGGCCCACTTGGACGGCTCGGCGGCTTGGCGATTTCGGGCAGCCTAAACGGTTGCCCCACAAAAACAAGGAGGACAAGGACTATGAATAAAACATTCTATCTCGCCTATGGCTCAAACCTTAACCTTGAGCAGATGGCGCACCGTTGCCCCACAGCAAAGCCTATCGGGACGACGGTTTTGAAGGACTACCAGTTATTGTTTCGTGGCGAACACGGCGGCTCTGTTGCGACCGTGGAGCCTTTTAAAGGCAAGAACGTGCCATGCCTGCTGTGGGAGATTACCCCGGCTGACGAAGCGGCACTCGACCGCTACGAGGGTTTCCCGTTCCTCTACCGAAAGGAAAAGGTCAAAGTCAGACTTGGCAAAAAGAACGTAGAAACTATGGTCTACATTATGAATGAAGGCCGACCGCTTGGCAGTCCAAGCTGTTATTACTACAGCGTTATTTTAGAGGGCTACAAGGGCGCGGACTTCGACATCGGCATTCTCAAGCAGGCTGTCGAGGATTCTAAGGAGGTTGAAAATGAATAAAAAGATAAAGGAACAGATACTCGCCATCCGCGACACGGGGCTAACGAATATGTTTGATGTAGCGACGGTGCAGCGCATCGCCTATGACATGGGTTTCCATGAGCTGGTCGTTTATCTCGACGAAAACCACAAGGAATATGCCCATTTCATACTGACCGGCGAAGAGGATAAATAAATATTAACCGGAGAACAGTGCCGAAAACGGCTCTGTTTCTCGTACAGATAGATTAAGTAGGCTTGCCTGTGGCAGGTCATTTTTTATGCCATTTTGAAAGGAGGCGGCTGATATACGAAAACTAAAGAAATACACACCAACTCGTTTTATGATGAAGGATTCCGTTTACTGCAAGGAAGCCGCCGACTATGCTGTCGCTTTCATTCAGGCCTTACGTCATACCAGCGGCATATGGGACGGTCGGCCTTTTGAACTTATAGATTGGCAGGAACAAATCATACGAGATGTGTTTGGTGTTCTGAAGCCAAACGGCTACCGTCAGTTTAATACAGCATATATCGAAATACCAAAAAAGAATGGAAAGTCAGAGCTTGCCGCGGCAGTTGCACTTTTGTTGACTTGTGGCGATGGCGAACAGCGCGCTAAGGTATATAGCTGTGCTTCGGATAAGAACCAAGCAAAGATTGTGTTTGAGGTTGCTGTGGCGATGGTGCGTAAATCACCGGCATTAACAAAGCGGGTTAAGATAACTGAATCGACAAAAACCCTTGTATATATGCCCACGGAGAGTACTTATCAGGTGCTCTCTGCGGACGTGGCAAATAAGCATGGATTCAATACCCACGGGGTTATTTTCGATGAATTGCATACACAGCCTAATAGAAAGCTCTTTGACGTGATGACCAAAGGTAGCGGAGATGCCCGAATGCAGCCACTATATTTTTTGATTACAACTGCTGGCGACAATACGAACTCCATCTGTTATGAAGTGCATCAAAAAGCACTGGATATTCTATCAGGACGCAAGACGGATCCAACATTTTATCCTGTAATCTTTGGGGCTGCGGAAACGGATGACTGGACGGATCCAAAGGTATGGAAAAAAGCAAATCCTTCTCTCGGCATCACAGTAAGTATGGATAAAGTAAAGGCAGCCTTTGAATCAGCAAGACAGAATCCCGCTGAAGAGAACAGTTTTAGGCAGCTTCGACTTAACCAGTGGGTCAAACAGGCTGTTCGCTGGATGCCTATGGACAAATGGGATGCCTGTGCTTTCGCCGTTGACCCGCAAGCCCTGCAAGGGCGTGTCTGCTATGGTGGACTCGACCTCTCCTCTTCCACTGACATTACTGCTTTCGTGCTGGTCTTTCCACCATTGGATGAGGATGATAAATACACTGTTATGCCGTTCTTCTGGATACCGGAGGATAACATCGATTTGCGCGTACGACGCGACCACGTGAATTATGACGTATGGAAAAAGCAAGGATTCATCCAAACCACCGAGGGCAACGTGGTGCATTATGGCTTCATAGAAACCTTCATTGAGGAACTCAGTACAAAATACAATATCCGTGAAATTGCCTTCGACCGCTGGGGCGCTGTGCAGATGGTGCAAAACCTTGAAGGCATGGGTTTCACAGTCGTACCATTCGGTCAGGGTTTCAAGGATATGAGCCCGCCCACCAAAGAACTGATGAAGCTGACATTGGAAAAGAAAATCGCGCATGGCGGGCATCCGGTCCTTCGGTGGATGATGGACAACATATTTATCCGAACGGACCCTGCAGGAAATATCAAGGCTGACAAGGAAAAATCAACCGAGAAGATCGATGGGGCTGTGGCCACTATTATGGCACTTGATAGAGCTATTAGATGTGGTGGAGATACAGGTGATTCCGTTTATGATGATAGGGGTTTACTTATTTTGTGATGAATTGGGGAACGTGCTATAATGAACCCAGAATAAAGGGGGTTTCTAGTATGTATGAATTAATAAAGCGTGTTGATTTTTCAAAAAAGAGAAACAATCCAGAAAAAGATTATCTAAAAAAGCTATTTATAGAGTGGCTTAATCGTAATTACCCTGATGTTAACACTGTAGATACCTATTTTTCAGATGCAATATTTATTGGAAACAATCCATCTTTGGGACTTGATATAGTAGAAATTATTTCAGATGAAGATGAAGGAAGAACTAATTATCATCGGGCATTAGTAAAGCACTTTGAATCCAAGGGTTGGAATTCAGCTCTAGTTCATAGTAGAGCTGAAGAATACCTAAAAAGATTAGATCAGTTGAAAGAATTCTTAGTTGACTACGAAAAGAATAAATAGTTCTAGCGATTATATGGTCATGCATGATTCTTTGAAATCATAGTGTTCGTCCTCTTTTTTACTATTGGCCTCTTCGCGGGATTAATATAAAAGAAGTGGTAAAAGAAACTTCAAAAGCATCTCAAGTGAGGTGCTTGGTGGGAAAAATGATCGTGGGATTTTGACTTTTGATGAAAATGGTTATATAATACTTTTAAGGGAGAGAATAAAATTAAGGGAGAGAATAAAATGAAGAAAATTCTGGTACTTTTATTAATTATTTTTTCCATTTCTACTGTACTTATTGGTTGTAGTAGTGCTAAAGAAGGTTTTAAGGATGGCTTAGAATCTGGCGAGACAAAGTACACTATCGATATTGAGGTTGAATTTAATAAACCTTATGGTGGGGAAACTTACATGACTATCGCCGGTAAAACTGATTTACCTGATGGAGAAGAAGTTCTCATATCGGTGGTTAGTGAAGAAAATGATTACATTGCATCAAGCAAAGATACAGTGAAAGATGGAATCTATATGTCTGAGCCATTTTCAAAACAGGGTGAATCTATACCCAAAGGTGAGTACATAATAACAGTGGAAACCTCAAATAATGATAAAGCAAAACAAGAAAAAATCGTTGACATAGACTATTAAAAACCACGAGCATCTACCGTGGTAAGATAAAAACTTCAAAAGCATCTCATATGAGGTGCTTTTTTCTTGCTCATTTTTAAGGAGAGTGATGTCTATGGGAATCCTACAAGGAATATTTAAGGCGCGTGATAAGCCTAAGGATAGTCTTGGCGGTAGCCGTTATAGTTTCTTTTTTGGAAGCACAAGTGCTGGAAAGCCGGTTAACGAACATACAGCCATGCAGATGACTGCGGTTTACTCTTGTGTGAGAATATTATCTGAAACATTAGCGGGACTCCCGCTCCATGTGTACAGATATAATGATTCAGGTGGAAAGGAGAAAAACCTGAAACATCCCTTATATAAGCTGCTCCATGACGAGCCTAATCCGGAGATGACTTCATTTGCGTTTCGAGAAACACTGATGAGTCATCTTTTATTATGGGGAAATGCTTATGCCCAGATTATCCGAAATGCACGTGGTGAGGTTATTGCTCTCTATCCTTTAATGCCAAATAAAATGACAGTCGATCGTGATGCAAACGGTCGGCTTTTCTATTTGTATCAACGCAGTAGAGAAGATACACCTTCTCTCGGAAAGGACAGTCAGGTCTACCTTACTCCGTCCGATGTCCTACACATCCCCGGCTTAGGCTTTGACGGACTTGTCGG